CGTCATATTGAATGTTATTCATTTCAAATGACATTCTTGGAAGAGTTATTTGAACAGGTTTATTCAAATCTTCCTGTTGTTCTAACCTAGCAAGAAATTTTTGAGATGGTCCATATGCCAAAGGAACTTTTAAATTACTATAAGTATTTCCAGATGCATCGTCATGACGTATGTTAATTTGATTAAACAATGTGCCAAAGGCAACAATTGTTTTTCTCATTATCTCATGATAGTAATAAGTCCCTAACATTAATATGTACCAAATGGGTTAGTTTCTGTAAAGTCCAAAAAGGTGTCTGCCAATGTTTCTATTTGCTCACCTTTATCATATTTATCAGCAAATTCTGCAGATTGAATAACATCAACAGAATATTTTGCGGATGATGCAGATCCGACAATAACATCTCCCGAAACAAATGTTCCATTTGTTGTTCCAACTTTAAGAACATTGTTGGATTTATTCCAGGTTTTAACTCTGGCTGTTGCACCAGAAATTGATCCCGTAACTAGTTCATTAAAAATAAATGTTCCAATTCCTGTAGTTGGAGGTGCTGGTATCGTTACCAATGGTGAAGAGGAATATCCAATTCCCGGATTTACAATATTAATTGAGATTATTTTATTATCATCAGAAACATTTGCCCTTACAATAGCAGTTGTTAATCCAGAAGAGGAAAAATCTCTATCTCCAATAGTATTTGCAATACTTACTGTTGGTGGTGTTATATATCCACTACCAGGATTTGTTATTGTAAATCCAGTAACAGCACCATTTGTTATAATTGAATTTGCCGTTGCGGTGGAACCGATTCCTGTTGAAACTCCAGTAACTTTTAAATATGCATTATTATCACCACCAACAATTTGAAGAACATCATTTACTGAATATCCTTGACCACTATAAACAATTGTTGGATTACTTCCGATTTTATTAGTACCAGTTTCAATCTCCACATTTATTCTTAATCCATTTCCAGATCCACCTGAAGTTGGAAAATTACCATTAGAATATCCCGAACCATAAGGTGTACTTTCTAAATTTCCTGCAAAATCACATGTCTGAAATTCACTTACAACTCCTTCTCTTACTAATGGACCATCTATAGTAACAATTGGATTAGTTCTATAAAATGTGCCACCTGTTAATAAATTAAATCCTGTAATAGTATTATCAGAACCAACTATAGATGTTGCTGCTGCTCCAGTAAAATCGGTAGGTGTTCCTATTGCAACTACTGGTGAAATTGGATATCCTGATCCTGGTGATACATCAAATCTAATTACACCAGATTCTGTAGTTTCAATCGAACATGTTGCTATTGCACCTGTTCCACCTCCACCTGTAATTGATATAGTGGGTGTTTCTGTATATCCAAATCCAGCATTTGTTAATAATATTTCTTTTACTGATTGTACATTTCCAGATGTTGTTGTAATTGCAACGGCAGATGCATTTGCAAGATTATTACCATTTGGAGAAGTTGATATAGAAACCACTGGTGTTGATGTATATCCATTTCCGTCATCAGTCAAAAATATTTGTCTTACATATCCCGTTCCAATATGAGCTACTGCTTGTGCTGTTGTTCCAGCTCCAATCATCAATATGGAAGTAATATATCCCTGATCTTCAAGAACACTGTCAATTTCCTCTGTGGTGGTGCTGAGTTGATCCCATCCACCAAGTTCATCCGAGTATTCAAATAGTTCACATTTTAATTGATAAACATAATTTTTACCTAATTGATAAAAAGGTTGTTCATGTTCAACAAATTTGACTTCAAATAATCTTTCACCTAACGGAAAATATATTAAATCTCCCTCTCTTGGTCTACCATCTACAATAATTTCATCATCACTCATTTCTCCCAAAAACGGAGCAATAAAATCCTCAAATCTTTCTTTTGAAATGGTTACGGTAAGATCATCCTTTAAACTCATTCCAAATTTAGTCATAATATCTCCGGCACCACCATATCCCTCATATGTGTTTACATATGCTTCTATGGCATAATTATCATCAAATTTTGACGATTGTATCTCATTTAAAACTGAATCTTTATTTACTATTTTACGAGGAAGGTAAATAACTTCAACACCATAAATCGTGAGTTGTTCATTAATCAACTCTTGAATCAGTCTCTGTTCACTTTGTGAACCTTGTAAGAAGAAGGGATTAAGTGCCATTATCCAATAAAGTCGTACGGTGGTAATTCATAATCTTGCATCATTTTAGTTCTGAGATTATCTATTTCTCTTTCGGCATCTTCATAAATTTCTCTACCATTTAGTTCAATTCCTCCGGGAAGTTTAACTCCTCTAAACTTAATTAAATTTTGTCCCCATTGTCTTTTAATAAGTGCTGTAAGATATTGTTTTACAAAACTATCGTTAAAAACTTGATTGAAGTTTGCAGGATCAAGTGCTCTATAACAATCAATTACTAAGTAAGTGTCTTTTTCTTGAGCGCTCCAATCAAAATCCAAATATAATCTATCTTGTCTTTTATTAAATCTAATTTGTTTTTCTGTAGTTAAAAGAAAATCAATATCCTCAAGATAAGTTTTTGTCATAGAATATTGTAACAATTCAACAGAATTAAATTGATACAAATCATTTAAAAATAATTGATATTTTATACTAAACATTCCACCAGAAATAGAACTGGTATCAAATTTGAATATTTTTTCAATACCAACAACTGAATCAGGAACTTGAAGATAATTTGAATTTTCATAAAAATTGAAAGTAGTCGCTGCTCCAACAATAGTGGAGGATGCGGATGTTGTTACTATACCAACTCCCCCAGAACCTCCTGCTCTTCCTCTATCAATATCATCCTGAGTAATTTGATATTTAAGATACATTCTTTCAACACCATCATAATGTCTCTCATTATAAAATTGTATGGCATCATCTACTAAATCATCTATTTGATCATCATCAACATTAATTTCTAATACTGGAGCACCAAGTCTCCTAAGAGAATAATCAATTAATTCTTGTCTGGTACTTGGTTTTGCCATCAGAATGAACCTCCATCTATGAGTCCGGCAGTTAATGTTCCATCAACAAATAAATCATTTTTGAAAGTTGCTACTCCAACATATGTAGACACTCCGGCAACACGTAAATGTCTTCCAATGAGAGCATCGTTTGATAGAAATAAATTTTTCCAATTTTGAGAAACTGATCCTAAATCATAAGCATCATTTATATTGGGTATGAAACTTGAATTTACGTCAGCATTAAATACGACGTTATCTCCGGTGCTATCACCAATATTAATAGTACCATTTGTTCCAGAAGAAAAAGTAACTTCACCAATAAAAAATGAATTACCCGTTACGGATAATCCACCACCTACAGTTACATTTTTAGCAACACCTAATCCACCATCAAGTTGAACGGCACCAGTATTTACATTTCCAAGAGTATTATCTGTTTCATTTGAAAAAGTTGTTATCCCTAAAAATAAAGATGTTCCTTCTATTTCTAGGGTATCTTTTACAAGTAAATCACTACCTACAAATAAATCACTACCTACAAATAAATCACCTCCAGCAGTTGTAATTCCACCACTAGAATTAAGTGTTGCTATTCCTGTAACAATTAAAGAATCAGAATTTACTAAACCACCAACTACTATAGTATTTGAAGTAATTGATACTCCAGCTCCAACATTTAGTCGATCAGTTGTTCCATCAACAAGGATTCCAGAAACACCAGGTATAGTGTCTGATTTGAAAGTTGCTATGCCAGTCGCATTTAAAGTATTTAAATTACTCTGACTAGAAACATCTAATTGAGTTACATTAGCAGTTCCACCACTAACACTAAATGCAATATCACCCCTCTGAAGACCTGTAGAGGTTACCTTAATAGCATTTGATTGTCCTACACGAACTTTTATATCTGCCATTATCTGGTTACTCCCTCCCGGACGATTGCTGAACCTTCAACGACTCTTGTTTTAAGACCAGAAGTATCTGTAATTAAAATATCATAAACATATCTACCCGGTTTTAATGTAGATGTTTGAACATCGGTCAAAGTTATTCTAATTCCACCTTGAGTTGAAGGTGTTACCACTGTTGGATTAAGATCAACACTCACACTGCTACCAGCATGTTTTCTAATTTGTGCCGAAAGAGTAAAACCAGTAAGATCAATTTGATCATTTGATGAATCAGCTAAGTTGAAGACTTGGGAAAAATCAGATCCTTGATTAATTACAATATTACTAACATATACAGCAGCCATTTACTTCAACATATTGTTATCTAATTA